TGCGATCAGCCGCGAGGTTTCACTAGGCCAGGCATTCAACAACGCCGCCTCAGACCAGGCAGACGCACAAAGCAAAGTCAACGACGCCCTCCAGGAACGCCGCCAGGCGTACCAGGACCTGCAGCAAGCCAACGCGTCCGGCGATCAAAAGAACTACGCCGATGCACTTGACCGTGTAGCAGCAGCCGAAAGCAAAGTCACAGACGCTCAAGCAGTCAAACCAAAGAACTACACCGCCATCTTCCAAGAACAAATTGCTGCAGCAAAAAGTTTCGCTGGCTACATGAAAACGCTCATCGCAGGCGGCAACATGAGCACAGCAGCCATCCAACAACTCCTCGACCTCGGCCCCGTCGCAGGCGCACAAGTAGCCAAAGACCTCATTGCAGGCACCGGCGGCTTTACAGCAGCATCCCTATCAGCAGACCTTCGAGGAGTAGCAGACGCCGGCACAGCAGCAGGCATGGCTACGCCAGGCTTCGGCGCAGCCCTCGGAGCAACACCAACCAACGGAGCAGGCACCGGCAACTTCTACATCACCATCGAGTCTGGCATTGGCGATCCCACAGAGATAGCCAAAACAGTTACCGCAGTCCTTCAAACCTACGGAGCAACAAGCAACGGCCTGCCGATCACAATCAAAACACCAAAAGCAGCGCCAAAAAGTACAGGCCGCAAGGTCAAAAAATAATGGCATACCCAACAACCATCGTCGAGATTGCATTCAGTAATGGCCCCTACGACGCCTCACCAACCTGGGTGGACGTAACAAGCGATGTGCGCGAAGTAACCACCAGACGCGGACGTTCAGATGAGTACCAAAACTTCGAAGCCGGCACCGCCACCGTTGTCTTAAACAACCGCGCCCGCACCTACGACCCGATAAACACCGCAGGCACGTACTACGCACAACTGCTCCCAAAAAAACAAATACGGATTAGAGCAACAGCCACCAGCACCTTTGACGTTTTCCAGGGCTACATAAAAGGCTGGCCAGTATCAATGACAGACGCCGGCTTTGATAGCACCGTCACGATTGAATGCTACGACGCACTCGCATTACTAGCAACAGAAGAAATGCCAAACGACGTCGCTGACAAATACATCCGCAGCCTAAGCCCCCGTCACTACTACCCAATGACCGATCCCATTGACCCGCTCGATTTGAGCGCGGCACAACTGCAGGACTTCGGAAGCACACCAATGCCACTCCTGCCGTTACTGACCACCCGCACAAGCAACGCGCCAGGACTAGCCGTCGGACTACCGGACACCTGCGTCGGTGTTTCCGAAACTCAATTCGGCCTTTACTGGAACGCCACACAAACCGCCACAGCAGCAACAGCGCAAACAATAACGCAGTGGTTCCAATTGGCAAGTGGAGATAACAACTACATCTTTCTCTACTACGGCGTAGGACATGAGGTCTACGGCTACTTCAACAAAGCAACACAAGACTTACGAGTCTTTACATATGACGGAACAAATAACCGTCAATACCAAGCCACCGTCTACATTGACGAATTCCAACCACACCACATCGGAATTGTAACCACCAGCGCAGCAACGCTCACCGCCTGTTACCTGGACGGAATAGCCGTTGCACTCCCGCTGACTTCAACGACATCCGGCTTCGGCACACTGGCAGAATTCTTTATTGTCACCCCAGGACGCCACCAGCAAGGTGCAGTCTGGAACAGCGCACTAACAGCAGCACAAATCCAAACCATCTATCGACTAAGCCTCGGCACATTGACAGAAACAACAACGGCCCGCTTCAACCGACTCATTGCCTACACGTCGTACCCAACAGCAAAAACAACAGTCGGCACCACCGTCGGCACAGTAACCGAGATCAGCGTCGGCGGGCCATCCGTCACAACAGAACTACAACTCCTCGCAGACTCCGAAGGCGGCAACCTGTACGTCACAAAAAACGGCACCATCAAAATGACCGGACGCTATGACTTCACAACAGGAACATCCATTACAAGTCAAGCAACCTTTGGTGGAGCAGGCATAGGCATCGGAACAGAACTCGACTATGCCATCGACAGCGAAAACATGAGAAACACCCTGGCCGTTGGTTTCACAGGCGACGCCACAGTCACAGTCACAAACGCCACATCCGTCGCCGCATACGGAACAATGGGTGGCAGTTGGCCAACACAACTATCCACGCAGGCAGACGCACAAACACTAGGAAACTTGCTAGTGACGTACAGCAAAGACACCGCGCTAGTCGTTTCACCCATTGACGTCAACGTCGAAGCAACAACAGCCAACTGGACAACCATCCTCGGTTTAGAACTATTAGACCGCATAACACTCAACATCGTCCCGCGCACAGGAGCAAGCACCACAGTCCCACAACTACTGCAGTCAATAGAACACCGCATCACCCCAGGACAATGGACAACAACCATCAACGGATCCGTTAGGTTCACCAACGTATTCATCATTGGAACTAGCCTTATTGGCGGAACAGACCTAATCGCATAGGAGCAAAACACATGGCCACAAAAACATTCAGCGACGGAGTCGCACTTCCAGCAAGTGACATCAACACCTACCTCACTAATTCGGGCATGACACTAATCAAGTCGCAGACAGTAGGCACTGGCGTTACTAGCGTCGTCGTAACTAACGCATTCTCAACAGACTACGAAAATTACCTAGTTACCTACAACGGTATTACAAATACAGGCGGCGAGGTTTTGCGCATCCAACTTGGCGCAACTGTAACTGGTTACTACGGCAACTTAATTTACGCCAACTTCGCTAGTGGCGCAGTATCAAGCGTCGGCGATAACAACACTGCTAACTGGACACATTGTTCCGGTGGTGTTAATAACTTCACTAATATGCAGGCAACAATCATGAGACCATTTGCTGCTGCTGCTACATCTATTTCTGCACCGTATCAAGACGGCGCAAACGCTGGACACAAGTCAGGCTGGCTGAACAACTCAACAAGTTACACAGGCTTCACTTTGATCGTTGGTGGTGGTTTTACAATTACTGGCGGAACGCTCGTGGTGTACGGATACAGAAGGCCGACCTGATGACACGACCACTAATTCAGATAGACAACGAAGTCCGCGAGATGACCGAAGAAGAACACGCGCAGTATTTAGAAGCAACAAAAGACATCTCACCACTTACACCGGAAACAGAATGAAACGCCTAACCCTAGTTAGCATTTTGCTCATAGCCCTAACCGGATGCGGTGACCGCTACCGATACACCTGCCAGGATCCCGAAAACGCAAACACAACAGAATGCCAATGCGAACAGGAACCACGCACAAAAAACAAAGCACTCGGAGCAATTGAGTCCGGCGTGACAACAACAACCATTAGACAACTAAAAGGATTTGACTGCTAATGAAACTACGGCCACGCATGACCAACGAACAGATCAAAGCACGACTCATCCTCATAGTAGGCGCAGGACTAACGGCGGTATTCGTAACGTCCATCGGCTTCATGCTGTACGGCACTTTATTCGTGACACAGCCGCGCTACATGAGCGAAGCAGACGCCGAAATCTTTAGCCTCCTCAGTCCAATGATGATGTCGCTCAGTGGCGGCCTGCTAGGCCTCCTAGCAGCGAACGGCCTCAAGGACAAAGAACCACCAAGCACAGGAACACCACCAACACCATGACAAACACCAAGCGCACGTACACCGGCTTCGACAAAGTAGGAACAGCGACACATCCCGCTGCTAAGAAACTAAGTGACCTGATACAGCGACGCTGGAAAATGAATTACATGGGTGGCCTAGTAATTCGAGTCATGCGCTCCGCACCAGCAGCGATCCACAAACTCGATCCGTACGACGCAAAGTGCCACCCGTACATGAGCGTCCACGCCACAGGCAGAGCAGTAGATATTGGCCACCACGATCCCAAAGTCCTAGACACCGTTTTCACGTACCTAGTGCAACACGCAGACGAACTGCACCTGGAAGAAATACATCAGTACAACTACCGCGCACCAGGAGCACAAAAAGCCTGGGGACGCGGCTATCGCTGCAGCAGGGCAGACAAAAACAGCGGCGTCAAGTTGTTTAGTTCTTCTGACAATGCCGGCACCCCAGGCGGAATGTGGATCCACTATGAGGTCGCACCAGGCGCAGACCCCGCCGCCATAGACGCACACTTCAGAGCCAACAAAGCCTGATCTAAGTCGTCGCGGGCCACTTGAACACGGCCACCCGCGACACGGCAGCGGCCCTGGAAGCGGTACTTCTTCCTGCGCCAGGGCCGCGCCACTTCGAGTGTTTGACTTCCAGCCACTAATACCGGATAATGACCTAGTCGGAGTTCAAGCCGACCAAAACGAAAGAAGAACCACAATGACACTTAACGAACTAATAGAAAGGCTCGAAGATTTACGTGACAACCACGAAGTCGACGGCCAGTCTCAGATCACCGGAGCGTTCCAGCAGCACTACCCACTGCTGGCAGACATAGAAGCAGTAACAACCATCATCGACGCGTTCGACGGCAGCACCAGGATTTACCTCGGACTTGGCGGTGCGGAAAGTTACGGCTCCGGAAAAGAATGGGACGACGACGTGATCGACTTACACGCACACAACTGCGCAGAAGACAACGACGACGAAGACGACTGCTTCTGCAGCGCCTGCCAGGAACCAACACGCCACATCCACGCCGCCGACTTTGGTTACTTTGGAGATTGCTAATGCACATGGATGACCTAAGCCAAGACAGCGCCACCATCGGCAACCGCACCTGGAAGATCCACAGCATCGCGGTGCGGCGCATAGGACCACACCAGACCGACTACACCAATGTGGTCCTGGTGAACGACAAAGGCCGCACCGGCGGCGTCACCGCACACTTCATGCCGGACGGCACAATTCAGTGCGCCGGTTGGGATGGCCTGAACTCAATGACCACACAACAACTCGAGCCGATAGCGGAACTGATAGCAGCCCGCCTCGCATGGCATCAATTAGAAATTGACAACGCACAGAGAGACACAGTCCTGTGAAAAGAAAAACAGTCAACTGCAACAGATGCGGCAAGAACAATTTGGTCTGGGCCACAAGCAAGGCAGGCAAGTACTACCTCACAGACGCAGAGTCAACAGCAATTACAAATGGCAACGGCAGAACCATCAAAACGCTACAACTGGCACACCAGTGCCTTACGCCAGAACAACAAGCAACTGAGGCGGCCTTCGAAGACGACTGCAAACGAGCACAAACAATCCTCCAAGCCCTAGACCAGTCGTTCAGGCAAATAATGGTCATCCTCAAAGCACCAGAAGTCGATGAAGTAGCCCTTCAAGATTTACAGCAAGCAAGGGAGCCCCTAGTTGCTGAACTAGAAAACCTACGCAAAAAACACAACTACAACTTTCACATGGAGACAGCACAATGACAAACCGCAAACGACGCAGCCGCGAAGAAATAGAACACCGCGACAGGATCCTGGCAGCAGCAGACCAACTAGTTCGAGCAGAACTAGGCAACGACTGGACATGGATCCACAGCGAACGCAAAAGCCAACTGCTGACATTCCTCGACACCACACCGCCGGTGCGGTTCACGATCCAGGACGTAGCACGATGAGCGAATACGAAGACCGGATGAAGGACTACGTCGATGTAGCAGAACGCCTGCGCATCTTCAAAGACCGCCACCCAGAAGGATGCCTTCAACCACTAAACACGCAGGAGCCCTACAAAATAATTACTGCCGGCGATAAGGCATTCATCGTGTACGTAGCAGCCGCCTACCGCACACCAGACGACCCCAGGCCAGGCGTGGGATCAGCCTGGGAACCATTGCCAGGCACAACGCCCTACACCCGCAATTCAGAATTGATGGTGGCCGAAACGTCCGCCTGGGGACGCGCCATAGTTGCAGCACTAGCAGCAGACTCAAAACGCGTGGCATCGCTAGACGAAGTGAAAGCCCGCAAAGAACAGTCTGCGCACCCAAGCACCACACCAGCGCCCACAGCGCCGCCAAAGGCCACACAGAGCCTCCCAAGCGCAGTCAGCGGCACAGGGCATCCACTAGCAACACAACCACAGATCAACGCCATCAAAGCCATTAGCAAGGCCCTCGGCAAATTGCCTCCGGCAGGCCTGGATGAGATAAGCAAAGGCACCGCCAGCATCCTGATTGAGGACCTCAAAAAAGAGCAGATGGAGCAGGGATGAGTTTGAGCGAATACCCAAAACTGACATCCGTGAAATGCGCAATTTGCGGTGAGAAGATAACCCTCATCATTGAACTAGTAATTGGAACACCACAACCCATCGGTGGCATTATGAGACTCCCCCTAGACCCAGAGCCCACAGTCCTATCCGGATGCCGTCACTTTTACGACGCAGAAGCAGCCAATGGCTGACACGTACAAGATTGAAGACGGCCAGCGATACCGACTGGTCAGCGTTCCAGCACACCCAACCCTGATCGCGTACTGGACCAGGGCCGGCTACGGCGGACTTCATAACGAACACGACAACCCAAATGAGATATGGGAGCCCTGCAATGACTGAGATTCGCAGCACCGATTACTTTGCCATAGTTCCAGAGTTCGTCATCTTTGCACCCATTTCGAGCAACGCGGTGCGGCTGTACGCCATCCTGAACAGGTTCGCAAACAGCCAGGGACGCGCATGGCCCTCACGTAAAACACTCGCTGAATTAATGCAGTGCAGCACCGCCACCATTGACCGAGCCAAAGACGAACTCGTCGAGATAGACGCCCTCACAGTTGAACACCGCACAGGGCCAGCAGGCGATCCATCGTCCAACCTGTACATCCTGAAAACGTCCTCACCAGTGATAAAGGGTAGCCCCAAGAATGAGCATAGGGGTGGGGCCACAGGTGACGCACTAAACAAAGCCAATATGAAACAGAGTCAACAAAGCAAGTCGTCACGAATGAGGACGTGCCAATCCTGTCTGAACATGAACAGAGATCCCGAAGGCTTTACAACCACAAACAACCGAGAAGACAACACCAGCAGCCGATGCCAGAAATGCAACGGTACAGGATTACAACCGGCGTGAGAATTAACCGCAGCGAAGTCAAAGACGACCTCACCGCACTCATTAACGACACCGAAAACAAAACACAAAAACACACCCTGCGATCCGCACTAAGCCTCATCCGCCAGATGGAAGGCGACCTGCGCCGGCAAGGTTTCATTGAATACAACGACAAGGAAGAAGACCAATGACAGACACAACAGACCAGCAAGAGCGTTACAGGCTCGAAAATGAACTAGACCGCACAACGCGAGAATGCGACTCACTACGCGACATCAAACGCTCGGCACAATACCTAGTTGACGCCATCCACCTGCGCACCGTAGGACAGGACGTCGACCACCTATTTGACGAAGCCTATGCCAACCTGCGATCAGCCCTCCGCGCCTACTACCAGCCGAACGGAAACCCCAGATGAGCCTTCAACCGTCACTGTTTGACGCAATACCCACAACCACCATCATCCAGCCGATTAGGCTGGTCCGCACCACAGACCCAGACACCTCACACAAGGCCGCCCAGAACGCATCGCGTCGCGGCCCTTCACAAAGGACACGAATATGGGAAGCCCTCAAACGACTAGGCGAAGCAACCGACTACGAACTATCTATCGAGGTAGGCATCCTGCGAAGCAGCGCAGCGAAACGCCGCCAGGAACTCCAAGAACTAGGACACGTACAACCCACAGAACAACGCAGGCGAACAGACACAGGCTCCCTAGCCGTTGTATGGCGCTGTTCATATTCGTTGCCTTACCAGGGCTCCTAATGGCCACACCAGCCAAAGCAGACAGCACCAGCCGCGACACGTACAACGGCATCCTTCCGGACGATTACTATTCAGGCCTCGCAAGATGTGAAACAAATAGCAACTGGAACCACAGCACAAAGTCCTACACCGGCGGCCTCGGCATCTACCGAGGCACATTCAAACGCTGGAGCAACCACAGCAGCGCCAAAGGAATGACACCAGCACAACAAGTCAAGGTCGCAGACGCCATCGCATTCAGAGGCCACACCAGGCCAGACGGAACACACCAATGGAGAGTTGGTCCCTGGGGATGGGGATGCCTGGTGAACAGACCACAACTGCAGGCCTTCATTTGCCGATCACAACACCCACTGGTCCGCAAATGGAAGCGGCATTGCTAATGGCTAGGAAGCCACAGTACGCAGGGCCCTGGCGACGCATACGGCGCGAAGTCCTACAACGCGACGACAACCGATGCCAGATCAAGGCAGAAGGCTGCACACAGATAGCACAGCAAGTGGACCACATCCTCCCCGTTTCGATGGGTGGCGAATGGTTTGACAAAGACAACCTTAGAGCCTCCTGCGCACGATGCAATAACAACCGAAACATCAAACACCGCATGACCGCCAGCCGCGCATGGTAGGCACGTCACGCCTAGTCACGCCTAGATTGAGCACGTCACACGCGCATCACGCCGCACCACACAAAATGCGACGAAGTCACACGAAGTCACGCCTGATTACACGTAGTCACAGCCAAGTCACACCAAGTCACACGAAGTCACGCCTGATTACACGTAGTCACAGCCAAGTCACACCAAGTCAAAGGCCGTTACAGGCCCTTACAGGCACTTATTAGGCATTTATGGCACTTAAATGGCCTCGATTTTCCCCATAGGCACCTGCGGACACCCCGACGAA